CGGCGATAGGCTCGGCGAATCCTGCTGCGATCCATTGTGCTGCCTCATCAGAGGACAACTCCGCCTCACTACCTGCGTAGTGGGCGAAGCCGTCTCCGACGATGGTCTCTTTGAAGATGACCTTCATAGTTCCTAATTCAATTAGGCTTGTACCAAGTACTTGATAGCGTTGGCTTGGAGGATGTTAGAGTCAACACGCTTGTAAGCGATGTAACCAACAACCAAGGCATCAGCATAACGCTCGTCAAGGCGCAAGAACTGAAGACCTCCAGCAACACGCACAACGAACTTGCTCCAATCACCAAACAAGATGGTCTTCTTGGCGGTAGCGATTGCTTCCATGTCGTTGTTGATGTGGATGGGCTTGCCGTACAACATATCCTTCTCGCCTGGGTTCATAGCAGGAACGAAGATGGGGAAGTCGTTAGCAGAGCCCAAGCCCAACTTGCGCACAGCAGCAAGAGTGCTGTCCTTCATCATGAAGCCAGCGTTTGCAGAGTTGCGGTAAGAGGGGTCAACGGCGTACATCAAGTCAAGGATTTCAGCAGCGGTGATTGCAGTTGCAGAAGCGGCAGTCTTACCAGCAGCGGCACCTGTTACAACACCCTTGGGCTGAGAAGAGCCTGTACCTGTAGTGAAGGCGGCGTTTGTACCGCGAGCGATACGACCACCCAAAGCGTCAACCAAGAAAGCGTCCAAGTTGAAAGCACCATCTTGCAAAAGTTGGCGAGATACCTTAACGATTCCAGAAGAATAGTTGTAGGCGTTCAAGTCAACAGCAGAGAAGGTCATGTCAGAAACTGCGGGAGCAGTAGCCTCGCTCAACAAAGCACCAGAAACGGAAGTATCGTCAACCGTTGGGTAGGGCAACAAAGAGCCGCTGTTGGTGTTGATGACTTGAGAAACTTGCTCAACTACACCTGTGAACTTGGAAGCGACATCAAGGATGTTGCTGAAGTCTTCGGGTACCAAGTAACCACCGAGGCTGTCGGTGCCTACAATCTGCGTGTCAGTTCCACGAGTCTCAAGAGCGTAACGCTCCTCAGCATTCAAAGAACCCAATCCAGAGCGCAAGTACTTAGCGAAAGCGGCACGGCCTTCTACCTTTTGAGGGGCAGCAGCGCGCTCTTCTTGCTTGGCAGCGATCTCTTTCTTGGCAGCCTCAACTTTCTCGATGCGCTCAATGTTGTTGCGCAATTCGATAGCCTCGGCATCGATTTTGTCAAACTGAACTGATTCTTCAGAGTTCAGCGTGCGGCCTTCTGCTTGTGCAGAGGCAACGATAGCGTCCAACTGTCCGATAAGGGCAGCGCGCTGTTCGCGGAGTTGTTTAGAGTTCATGTCTCTTTTTTTGAATTTATTTCTGTTTTTCTAATCGCAAACGATATGCCTCCAGTAGCACCTCGTTGCACGGTGCAGGATTGGCTGCGGCCTCCTCCTGCGGGGCAGCCTCTTCGCGAGCTTCTGCGGGTGCTTGGCTCTTGAGTTGGCTCGTAGTTGATGGGTAGGCTGGATAAGTCACAGGGCTGACATCAAACAAACGCGCCACGCTGTGGATGTAGCGGTAGGTGATGCCATTGCGGCTGATCCATTCGTCCTTTTTAATCGTGAAACCGAAGCTCGACTGTGTGACATCGCCACGGCGAAGCAGTTCGAGCAGGTCGTTTCCGTATGTGGTATGGGGAGCATCGAACTCATAGTATAGTCCGCGTGCATCCTCTGCAATCTTTAGCGTTCCCGATGTAGTGCGCGCCAAGAGGTAATTCTGGTCATGATTCCACAAAGCTCGGACATCATTGTCAAGTACATCGCGGAAAGCGCCTGGCTTGATGATTTCAATGAAGCCACCGAGGTCTTCGCTCTCTTGGTTGAAGACCGCAGCATAGCCGCTGACCATGCGCTCCTCAAGCATCGTGCTACCGAGTGCGCGTGTCTCAATGATGGGCTTGCCGTTGCGAGTCTCTGCATCGTATTTCTCGAGCGTGGTGAATCGGTGCACTACATTCAGCACAGGGCTGCGCTCAACATAGGCGCTCTGGTCTTCATCGTATTCGTAGACGCGAATCTTTGCGACTGGGTCGTCTGGGGTGCCTGTAGCTACAAAGCCGCTATCGGCCTCAAGTCCGCCGTCTGCGTTGATTTCAATGATGCGACCATAGGCAAAGCCGTTGGAGGTGTTCCATCGAACGAAGTCACCAATCTGTAATTCGTTTGGCATGGCGCGCATCTCTTCATGATGTGCAGATTCCTCAATAGCAGGCTCGAATAGTATGGGGTCGTAGTCATGCTCATCGAGCCACATCTGGGCATCTTGAACCGACCACTTCTCTTTGTCAAAGCGAATGGCTTGCAACTCGCTCACGCCGTCCTTGATTCCGTAGATAGCGTCAATGCCGTCACCGAATGCATCGTTCTCGCGAGCAAATGAGTCGTACTTCGCGGGGTCTTCGAGACGCGCCGCGTGTTCGTTAGGGTATGGGCGTTCTTCTTCTGAGTTCATTTCTTCAATAGCGTTTTCAGCCCAATCACGCATCTCATCACCGCCCCAAGCCGCATACATAATAGAGCCGCAGATTTGGTTGCCTTCTGCATCCTCGAAGTCACCTTGGTCATAGACCTTGGCGCGTGAAAGGAAAGAGAAGACGCGCTTGATGATTTCGTCCGATAGTTCGGCGTGGTCTGCCAATTGTCGCGCACGGAACCAGCCTGTGGCCGTTCCGCAATCGCTTCCATTGGCCTCCTTGTAGTCAAGGGCGCGTTGAGCGTGGTCTGATGCTGCTTGTGGGTAGTCGCTTCTCATCAGTCGGCATCTACTTGACCATCATTGGGAACGATGCTTGCGTTGACCATGTTCAGAGGTTGCAAGTATACATCGCCGCCATCGATGGGGTTGAGGTTCTCAAGATCGCGGATGTCATTGACAGAAAGCCATCCCCATTGACGGGCGGTGGCATAAGATTCGAAGCGGCTCTTGGTGTCTCCACGAAGTAGGCTGTCGATGTTGAATCGGGTGTACAATGTGCCTTTCTCGTCTTCGCGGAGCAACTTGCGGTCAAGCTCGGCCTCCCAGCGTGAGACGATTGGGCGAATGGTGTCTCGCACGAATGAAATACCTTGCTCCTCGATATTAGCACGAGTAGAGCTTGCATCCAAATCGGCGAGCATATGTGGAGGGACACGGAAGATGCGGGCAATCTCTGTGACTTGCAACTTGCGAGTCTCGATGAATTGCGCCTCGTTCGGTGGAATACCAACACGCTCGTAGCGCATTCCCTCCTCGAGCACGGCAGTAGAGTGGGCCTTGTTTAGGCCAGAGTGACTGCGTGCCCATGAATCCTTGAGGCGTTTCGCTGCATCATCGGTCAAGCGACCAGGATGCGTCAAGATGCCGCCAAGATTTGCGCCGTTCCCAAAGAACTCTGCGCCAAATTGTTGAGCAGCCAATCCGATGCCGATGGCTTCGCGTGCTGCCCCAAGTACGCTGATGCCTGTGATGCCATCAAGGGACAAGCCCAAGAAGTGAAGCATCTCGTAGTCTGCGTAGGTTTCTTTGTCGTTCACCACATAGAACTTCTCGCCGTGGTGGACTTTGACCTGCACCTTGCTTGGGTGAATAGGATGCAAGGCAATGGGGCGAGCTGCAGCGTCGCGCTCGATGTGGCAATAGGCGTTGCCATGCAATGTGATGCACGCCTGTAGGTACTCCTTCCACACGAAGTCGGTCTGCGTTCCGTTTGGCTCCTTGATGAGTTTGGCGAGCGGGTGATCCGTGAGGCGAATGCGGTTCTGACCTTGGCGTTCGTAAACATCCAAAGGCAAGGAGGCGATGGTCTCAGAGATGATGCGGGTGGCTGCGAATACGGCAGAGAATGCCATCGCACTCTGCTCATTTACAGGCTCTCCCGTCTTGGACTTGAAGAATAAGTCGTACAACCAAGAGGCTGGCTTCGCCAGACTTGTGCTTGGATTCTCTGGGGATGCACGAAAGATTCGCTGCAGGAGGGTTGGCCGTTGCTCCATGCTAATAGTTTAGTCCTTAACAAAAATACCAAAAAGTGAGATGATTTGACTAAAATAGATTTAGACATTTTTTGGTAATTGTCAAAAAGTTTCTACATTTGAATAAACCAAAAAACAAAAAAATCATGCAAACTGAAAATCAAATCACCAAGACCCTTACCTCTAACGAGTATGAAGCTTTAATGATGATATTAAACGAGTATAGCCCAACAGACATTGCGTGCTATCAAAAAAGACTTACGCCCTCTCAAAAGGGTACATTCGGTAGCCTTGTTAAGAAGGGGCTTATATTCGACTCCTACGCTGGTTGGGGACACGATGACCCCGACCATCAAGAAGGAAACTGGTTTCCTACTGATGAGGTTACAGAAGCCTTCGGCCTCCCCTTACATAGAGGATATTGATTTAAATAAATCATGTCACAAGACCCCGCTTCGGCGGGGTTTTTTCATTTCAGACCTTTCTTCCGCAACGCAATCCGAAGATGCACGAGATAGCCCACGAGGTCATCAATCGTGTCAATCGTGTCCTCTGTGATTCCCGATTGGCGTATGCGCCCCAACTTATCATCTAAGCGAGCGCAGATGCCGCTGACAACATCGCCTTGATGGAAGGTGCTGATGGGGTGCTGAAGAGAGTCATTGTACTGGTCGTTCTTCTCGATGAATAGGTCGCGTAGCCGTTGCAGTTCGTTCTCGATTAGTTCGTTGGTCTCTGAGTTGCGCCCGATGGGGCTTGTGGATGTTTGGAAGTAGTTCATTGTTTAAAGGATTAGAATGTCACGCTCGCCGTAGATGGTATCTTCGTCGTCGTCTTCTGCGAGGTCAATCATGTACTGACCCATGGCCATAGCCAGAGCCACCATGCCGTCAATCTTGTCGGAGCTCTTGCTCTTGTCGAACTTCAAGTTCTCGGCAGGGTCTCTTTTTATTTGGATGTTGCTGCACATCCATCGAAGCAGTTCATTGTAGCCGTGATCCAGGCGAGCGCCACGAATCAATATCTCGAGATTCTTCACAGGCGCGCTCATGGATGCGAAGCCTTGACCGAATGCAAAGCACTCAAGGCCGTCGTCCACAAGGTCTGGAATCAATGTGCTCGAGTTCCAGCGGTCAAAAGCTATGCCCTTGACATCGTAGTTCTCGCAC